TCACATATCCTGCAAAGTGCTGAGATTGAGAACATCAGAGTAATGGTTTTTTATCTTCAAGTCGGCATTTTTTTGCATCTTTTGTGTTACATGCGTATAAATATTTAAAGTTGTTTTTTCATTTTCGTGACCTACTCTTTGCATGATTGTATTTAAGTCGACTTCTGCTTCAGCGAGCATACTGACAAAGGTATGTCTAAAGATGTGTGGAGTGGCATGTTTAGTGATTGAAGTATCTTTAATAATTCTTTGCATCCTAATGCGAATATGTTGCACATTCAAAGGATATCCATCGTCATTACGGAAAACAAATTTCTTGTCATGGTAATCTTTGAAATAATCACGCTGCGATTTCATTTGAGAAGCTTGCCGCTCTTTATGTTCCATCAAGATGATCATTACATTTTCATCGATGGGTACCAGTCGAATAGATCCTGTGGTCTTAGGTGTCACTAGTTGATAATTCCGCATGTTATCGCTATCCATTGTTTTTGTGATTCTTATTTGATTAGAAACAAAATCAATATCGGTCCACTTTAATGCACACAGTTCACCTGATCGAAATCCCGAGAAAGCAAGCAGGTAAAATATTTCTTTATCCTGCAGCTCACCATGTTCATTAATCGTCGAGAAAAAATCTAGCAGCTCAGATCTATTCAAATACTTGTCTTCAATGAGTTGGTCCTTGTTCTCGATCTCTTCAACGGTTGTGAGCTTTTGGGGTATGACGGCATCAATGGTGGGGTTATCAATTCTTATTTTATGTTTTATAGCATACTTGAAAATCATGTTTGCTGTATTGTTTATTCCTAGCATAGTGTTATGAGCATATTCCTGGTCATCAAGATCATTTAAAAAGTTCTGATAATCTCGATGAGTAATTTTGCTAATAGGTTTCTTTTTGAAGTAATTATTTAAGTTATTAATCTGAACTCCTCGTTGTACAACACTTCTGCGCTTCACTTTTCCTTTTGAATAGGTTTTGAGCCATTCATCAGCGACATCTTTGATTGTCGTCTTTTTATTTTTCTTTGAATCTACCCCCAGTTTGCGCTCATTATAGACAGACTGGGCACGTGCCAAAGCCTCTTTTTGTGTATCAGCTCTTCTAGGGATCTGATTTCTTTTTCCAGTGGTAGGATCCGGAGGACCCTCTATTGTACAAATCCACTTATACCCCTGCTTGTTGTTGGCGGGGATTTTAGTGTAGCTCGCCATAAGAGATTTCTCCTTCCGTTAAAAGTTAAGAGCGTCATCTATCGTATCTACCGATAAGAAGAGTTGGTCTATAGACTTCCCATGTCTCCATGCGATTTTAGATAGATTAATAGCTACATAGCCGGGCTTATCTTGAATAACTTGGATATCTCCAGAGAGTACAGACGCAGTAGATCCAGGTAAGTATGGCGGAGTATCACACTGCCTATAGTTCTTATCTATCTGAATAGGCAACTGACTGTCCCAATTGAAGCCTGCTGGCTGTTCTACCACTAAAGTGTGTGGACGTGACCAATCGCCGTCATAGTCGTAATAGGCACGAATTCGGAGCCCTTGTGAGCTATAGTTATTTTGACCCTCATCGAAAGATAAAGAAGAGTCATTAAAGGTAGATTTGTTTTCCTGCATGAGTCTAGATTGATAACTGACTTGATCAATCTGTTCGATCCGTCTTTCTGCAAGTTCCAACGGTACTCGAAACTCATGTGCCACAAAAGCTATTGCATCTCTTTTTAGAGGGGGTAAGGTCAATCTATTGAGCATTGAGTAGGGAATTGCTGCATAAAGTACAAACCTTTCAGCTTCTCTCTCTTGTACATCGGTGAATTGTTGTGGCATCAAGGTCTGGTTCCCTGAATGACGGAGTAGATGGCAGAGCTCGTGTAAAAATTCAAGCCACTGTTTAACTAGGTTATTACGATCGTCTATAAACATCGTGGAAGATCCTTTTACGGAATCTATAGCTCTGCTTGGAATGCTCGCATAATGAATCCAAATATTCAGGAGCTGTGAAAGTTCATCAATTTCTAACTGATGTGTCTCGGTAATTCCTATTTCATGGTATAAGTCCTCTACAAATTGTTCGGTTTTCGTTATTTGATGATGATATGACAAGTTAAAAACCTCCATAATGGGAATATATGTTCTGTTATGTAGTAAAAAGAAAAGCCATTGCTGGCTTGGGTGATTAAGTGTTGAGCTTATTCGAACTTGCATTATTATTAGCTACTGTTATAGATGGCAAAAGAAAACAAAAGGAAACAAAGAAAAGAGATTAAAAATTTCTTGAGTGCTGTTTTATCTCTTATGAAAAGAGATCTTATACCTAGTATCAGAAAAATTGGGAATCCAATCAAGCTTAGTATTACGGTGATTATTTTTATATCTTCCCAAAAAATCAAAACAACAAGCCCAAGGAAAAGGAAAGATATAATAGTTTTTATCTCGCTTTTATACAGCACTGCAAGTAGCAAAAAAATAATAAGTATAACCAATTTATTCTACCTCTTGTCATCCCCATCGGCTGAGGTATTTGCATGTTACATGCTAAGTAATTTACTCCCCTTGTCGATCCCCAGGCTTACGCCCTTTTTCTTTTTCTTGCAGTATCTTAAATATCTGACGCATTTCTTCACGGCGTTCCTCGGGTGCGCTTAAATAGTCCTTAAAAAAGATTCCGTGCTGAGGATTGTTAATGAAGGCTTCAAATTCGGCTTGTTCTTTATCTTCCAAATTTGACTTTCTAATAGGAGAAGAGTCGTTTGTACGTCCCAGTAAATAGTCCCCACTCGTATCCAGGGCATCAGCAAGTCTTTTTAAAGAATCTGGATCTGGCTTTCGGTCGTTAGTCTCGTAGCGAGAGAGTTGTACTATTGTCAATCCAGCTTTCTCAGCAAGTTCTTTCTGTACGAGATTCTTTTTTTCTCTAAGATACTTAATACGATCTCCCAAGTTTTGCATAGGGCACTCCTCATTAACAGTTTAATAAGTTAATAATATCATTACCAATATGGTAATAAAACAAATTTGCCAAAAAGGTAATTAAACATGTTGACATTACCGAATTGGCAATATATAATCAAGTCATGAGTTACCGAAACGGTAATACATGGAGGTGATACAGATGAAGCGAGTAGACTTAAATGAAATAAAGAGACATAGAAAAGATAAAGGTCATTCTTTAGAATATATGGCTAAATTACTGGGGTATGAAAGCTTGAATGGGTATTATTATCTTGAAATTGGTCGTGGTAAATTTACAGCTGAAGCACTTGCCAAGGTTGCAGATGAATTCAAGGTTCCGATAGAGTCGCTTTTTTTTGATGATGGAATTGCCATATTGGCAATCAACGAACAATCAGCAACAACCGAGCGGAAGGAGGTGATCTAAGTGAAAAAACATATTTGCTCACGCTGCAAAAATAGCGAGATATTCGATGGAGACAGCTTCTGCAAAATCTGCGGTTTGAATTTGAAAGATGAAGCCGCCGCGGGAACGACGGCCATGAATGATAAAAAAAATATGATTGAGGTTCAAAAACGGCGTATAGAGCTAAGAGTTGTTGACCCTATAAAACGCCAAGAGATTTTAGTTGCTCTAGAAGCTTGTTATTGTTCTGTTCAATCATCATAGCAACTGCCCGAATGATCGCTTCATGAGAAGATTCGTTCCACTGAGTTTTGAAATCTACTTTTGATAAAACATTATCTTCTTTAAATTCTTCTAGAACGTCAAATGTGCGATTTTTAAACTCAACAAAACCTAATTGCTCTAAGTCTTCATATGTTAGGCCTATTTTCAAAGTATATCCTCCTTTCTTGTAAGATGTGATCTCGACAATCTCATTCTAGCAGAAATTAGGAGGAACAACAGTAAGGGAGGATTCAATAATGGAAGCTGGTATTCCAATGTTAAAAGTAGAAGTAGATTTTACAAAGTTACAGGACGCAATAGACTCTGCAGTTGATAAAGCTTTTGAACGACACGCTTTCAAATCAACGCTACCACCACTACTCACGAAATCTGAGTTGCAGGACCTGCTCGATATCGGTGCTACAAAAGCTTCTGAACTTTTGAATCGTCAAGACTTTCCGGTAATTCGTGAATTCGGTCACCCAAGAGTACCGACACACTTATTATTGATTTGGATTGATGAGCATACGGAATGGATCAAAGATAACGCAGGTGAGAAATGGGAGAAAAACAAAAAGAGTGGCGCAGCATAGAAGAAAGCCGCCGGAGCTGTACCGGCTTCCAGCGGCGAAGGGAATGATGGGTGGGGGAACTACTTGTTTCCATTCTATCCCTGATGCATGTCACAAAACAATCTAGCAAATGTGGCAAATAGTCACAATAAGACACCTCTAATGAGACATAACGGCTTATCAGTTTAATTGATGTAGCGGAAGGAGGTGAGAAAATTTGAGTATTGGAGATGTGTTATACGAGTACCGCACAAACAAAGGGATGACCCAACAGGAATTTGCAGATGAACTTTCGGTTGAACGCTCTTCCTTTACAAAGATGGAAAATGGTAGTCGAAATGCACCAAAGGATTTTCTAAATCGAACTGCTATACATTTCGACGAACCACGCCTTTACTTGGCAGCACAAGAGGAGGTCACCGATGGTGCCTGCGTTCCATGGTTGGACAACGCAGACTTACATAGAGCTGCTACACATTATAAATCGATGGAAGAAGTAGAAGAGGCACTAGCCGCAATGAAAACTGCACCCATCATGAAACGAGCTGATCAGTTGACTTCGGCGGATCGTGAAGCGATCAAAATCACAATTTTTGAATGTGTCGAGGCAATAACAGCGCTCACTCATCATGTTGCAGTACTTTGTAAGGAATACACATTCAGTTGGCTGGGGATTTGGAAGGAACACCGAGCTGAATTAAAAGCCAAAAAATATATGAAATGAGGGAAGCGAAGTGGATAGAACTCAATTGGTTGAAGAAGCAAAGCAGGCTGGAAGAAACGCAAACTATAACCTGCAGGTAATCCGGAAGAATCCAACAAAGATGTTGCCAGATAAAGTGGAGAATGCAGAAGCGTACTTGAACAAGATGATTTGCTTCGCTGAAGCAGAAATAAAAAATGCCCGTCGGCTAGGACGGACATCGTTGAGAACCCGGTTAAAGAATCTCGTTACGTCTATTTTAACCCCGGATAGTCATAAGGGCAAGGGAAAAACAGCGTGACAGTATGTGAGTCTATGAAATTATAAATATATCAATATATAAAAGGGAGTTAATAAATATGAAATCAACTGGAATTGTTAGAAAAGTGGATGATCTAGGACGTGTGGTTTTGCCGATAGAATTACGCCGGACGATGGGTATTGGTGACAGAGATGCTTTGGAAATTTACGTGGATAGGGATCGAATTATTTTGAAGAAATACGAACCTGCTTGTATCTTCTGCGAAAACGCGGAGGATACGGTGAACTTCAAAGGAAGGATCGTTTGTAAATCTTGTTTGGAAGAAGCTTCATCTGTTTGATCTCAGCTGGTGAGGGTCCACTATGGTGGATCTTCGGAGGTGCGATTAAGCATCCAAGGTGGTGGCGGAAGATAGACGCTATTAGGTAAGGAGCGGCCTGTAACAGAAACTAGGCAAAGTATCCGCACTAGATATACAGAAACTGGCTACCTAAAACGCTCCATGCAAGGGTGAGAGTCCCTTGCCCACTTTGATTCAATTTAGATAGGAGGACAAGCCATGCAAGTTATTCAGAGGTTAACAGTGGTTAGTAATCCGACACGAGTGTTTGAAGTCGGGACTGAAATCGATGGGCAAGAAATAATTGAGATCCAGGATGATGGCGTTAGGTTGGAAGACAGCGTTCATTCCGAGTACCTAATTTTAGGGGATGACAATCAACTCATCGCTAGTATAGAAAATGCTCCAGTGATCCTGGATTACAAGCAGATCGCTGAGCATGACGAGGATTGTGAAAACGTAAAATAACCCTCGGCAAAGGGTTAGTGGCATTGAAAATTTACTTGCCCCCACTATAGCAGATGGGGGTGTACTACACAAGAGGGAGTGATTGGTTTGCATAGAACACATTCGGCTTACTCGGTTGACATTAGTAACGTAAACATCGAAACGCTTGTTGAGCCGGAAACACCATATGTTCCACCAGTGCTTACTATTCGAGGGTCCTTTGGATCAATTCAGCTTTATGCAATTAACGAACAACTGGCAGAGATAGAATACGCTCTGAAACAACACTTAGATGGAATTCGTTACCCGGAAATACCGGATCAAATGCAGATTTTGAATTCTGAAATAAATCAAGCGATTGAGGAGGCAGCATCTTGAAAAAAATTATATTGGAACGCTTGACGTTTCGTAATTTCAAGGGATTTAGAGATTATGTCTTAGATACAAAAGGCGGAAATACAGATGCCTACGGGGACAATGGTACGGGTAAGACAACTTTGTTTGATGGGTTCATATGGTTGCTGTTCGGTAAGGACAGTAGTAATAAATCTGATTTCGAAATTAAAGAATTAGACGCTGCCGGTAAGGTTCGGCAACACAAGTTGGAACATGAGGTAGAAGGTGACTTCTTAATCAACGGTCGTCGTAAAACCTTTCGCAGAGTATTTGCTGAACAATGGACAAAGAAGCGTGGGGCATTAACCTCAGAATTTACAGGACATACAACTAGCTATTACATCGATGGAGTGCCTTTCCAGGCAGGGGAGTACAAAACGGAAGTAGACACAATCATTAAAGAAGACTTATTCAAGCTTCTAACCAGTCCTACATTTTTCAACGAGCAGCTGAAGAAAGAGGAACGCCGTAAGGTGTTACTACAGATCTGTGGAGATATCACTGATGCAGAAATCATTCATTCGAACAACGCTCTGGAACGTCTTCCTTCAATAATGGGTGATCGTGATGTCGACGCTCATCGGAAGGTTGTAGCTGCTCGATGCAAAGCAATTAACGATGAAATTAAGGATATTCCAATCCGGATCAGTGAAGCTCAACGGAGTCAGCCTGACGTTACTGATCTGGACCAGGAACTATTGCAGGAAGATATAGATCATATACGTACTCAGATTAAAAGCAAGGAATCGGAGCTCTTACGAATTCAGAATGGTGGAGAGTCAGCTGTTAAAGAAAAACGATTACGTGAAATTGAGGGCGAGTTGATCTCCATTAAGAATCGCCTGCAGTCGACAGTCCTGGACAAGGTATCTGTAAAGCGTAAGGAAGTTGGCCAACTACAATCAGAGGTTGATGCATTACACCGACAGATAGATGATAAGCAACATCGTATTAAGACAAACAAACGAACGATTGATTCTAATAAGCAGGAATCAGAACGGTTAAGAGCCGAGTGGACGGAAATAAACGGAAGAGCATTTGAGGGACATGATCACGATGAGAATTGTCCGAGTTGTAGACAAGTTTTACCCCAAGAACAAATTCAAGATGCTTTCCAAAAGGCAGTCGCTTCTTTCAATAAAACTAAATCTGAAAGACTTGAACAAATCAATGCTAAGGGTAAGGCTGCCACTGAGGAGACTAATCAACTTGAACAAATGAATAGCCGGTTGCTAGATGAAATAAATGGTTTGGCTGATATGTTAGCTATTCAACAAACGGATCTGACTACAGCCGAAGCTCAACTTACAGAACTACGGTCTGAAATTCAGGACCCTGGAGCTGATCCAGAGTATCAAAGGTTAACTGAAGAGTCAGCAAGGATTAAGCAGGAGATTGTTTCTCTACAGGACTCTGCAAAAGAAGCAATCTCTAAGGTACAGACTGGAATTTCATCTCTCAATACTGACCTTCGCAAACTCCAAGAGGAGAATGCTAAGTTTGCGCAGATTAGTAAGACTGAAGAACGGATTGCCGTATTGGAGCAACAAGAGAAGGAATTGGCTATTGAATACGAACGACTGCAAGAAGAGTTATTCCTGACAGAAGAGTTTATTCGAACCAAAGTATCTCTGCTAGATTCTAAAATTAACTCGAAATTCAAATATGCACGGTTCCGATTGTTCGGTGATCAACTAAATGGAGGGCTGAAAGAAGTCTGTGACACGCTATTTAATGGCGTTCCTTACGGTAGTGGGCTAAACAACGCAGCTGAGTACAACGTTGGTCTAGACATTATAAATACGCTAAGTGAGTACTACGAGGTATCAGTCCCAATCTTCTTCGATAATGCTGAGTCGGTAACGAAGCTGATCGACACAGATGCTCAAGTGATTCGGTTGGTCGTATCTGAGAAAGACAAGGTACTTCGGGTTAAACCAAGCAATGAAGAGCATGCCTTCAATGATGAACTTGATGGCATTGTACGTACTTTAAAAAATGCCAAGGAGGCGATCTAATTGAGTGATTTTTCAACAGTATTGACAAAGGTAAACGATAATTACTTTCCGATGATTGAGCGTCAACTTACAGGGAACGGAATTGAGATGGACCAGTATTCAAAGTCCTGCGTCTTGAATGCCATATCAGCTATTAATAATGCTCTGGACAGTAAAGGGATTAGTTGGAATGATGATCAACTGGATCGGAGTGATGTCACTCAAACGTTGATACGAGTGGCTTCATTGAAATTAAATGCATCAGCCAGTCCTCGGGAAGTTTACTTTCAAATTCGAAATGTAAAGGTAAAGGGTTCAGACGGTAAAGATATTTGGAAGAAGCAAATAGAAATGGGTATTGAGGGTGATGGTAATGATGCGATCCTCTCCCGGTTCGGTCGGGACGTTAAGAAAGTAGGACAGTTCTGGCTTGTAAGGGAAGGGGACGATTTTACTTATCCTGAATATACCGGATTTGATGTGATCCCTCCTAAATGGACACCAAAAGGTAAAGGGGATATTGTCCGGGTAGTTTATCCAATCATGAAAAATGATGGAACGGTTGAGTTTCATATTTCAGAGCGTGATGACGTAACACGTAACATGATCGCTCACATGAACAACAACATGATGAATGAAACATTTGGTGTTTGTGCGGACCGTTTCAAGGCCACACCTGATCAGAGGAAACAGATTAACGTAAAAAAATCTGAAGTTCTGAATAGAGCAAAGGAACTGGGTCTACTTGCTTTAGATGATCCAGATTTGCAGCAATACATTAGCCCAGCTTGGACAGAGCACCAAAGCCGTGAGTCTATGATTATTCGAAAAATGCGGAATAATATCGTTAAGAAAATACCGAAGGATTTCGGCAATGCCTTTGTCGAGTTGACGTATCAAGAAACTACGGACGAGACATACACCGAGGTGAAAAGGGAGATCGCAGAGAATGCCAACGGCGTGATCATAGATGTAGAGATTGAACCTACCAACTCTGGAACCGAACAGCCGCAAGAGACAGATGCTTCTAACGGTAAAAAGAGTGAGGTAGATCAGCATGAAATGGATTTTGAAGATTTCTCAGGGGACGTTCCTCCTACAAGTGATAAAGGACCTGATTTCTAATGATTGATATTAAATGTCTTGGCTCTAGCAGTGCAGGTAATGCCTACCGAATCACAGATGGACACACCGCTCTCCTGCTGGAAGCGGGATTCCCATATAAATCACTCCAACGAGCGTTGGAGTTTCGCATGTTGGAGATCGCTGGTTGTCTCATTACACATGAGCATGGCGATCATAGCAAGGCTGCTAAGGACGTTATGAAGGCGGGCATCAACATTTATACCAGTCAGGGCACAGCAGATGCCTTGAAGCTTTCAGGGCATCGACTTAAGCCAATAAAGGCACATAAGCAGTTTGTTATTGGTACTTGGACTATTAAGGCCTTTGAAATTGAGCACGACGCTGAGGAGCCACTAGGGTTTGTCTTAGCTAATACGGCAGGGGATAAGTTAGTCTTCCTAACAGACACATATTACTGCAGATACCGTTTTGCTGGATTGACTCACATCATGGTAGAAGCGAACTATTCGCTAGACATTGTTAATCAGAGAGTAGCAGAGGGGAAGTTACACCCAGCTCAGAAGAAACGGCTGCTTCGTTCTCACTTCGGTCTAGAGCATGTTAAGGGGTTCCTTCGCGCTAACGACATCAGCAAGGTTCAAGAGATATGGCTACTCCATCTATCAGATGGAAATTCAGACGCTGATAGATTCAAGAGTGAAATACAGGAGACAACAGGCAAGTTGGTCTATGTGGCTGATAGGTAGGTGATATGCCTTGATCGAGGACAAGCCTTTAATGAAGAGCATGATGGGGCAGGGGATCTGGAAGCTAATGCAAACGGATCCGGAAGAGTTTAAACGGGAGACCAGGGCATACTTCGCCTTAGTTTACCCAGGGTTCACAGTCAAGAGAGTCAAATATCCAATTGTTTACTTGCAAGACGATAGGGGGCTATGTCGATGAGTAATGTTGAGCAGCTTGACCTATTTACACTAACTGATCCAGAGTCCGTTCTGAACGGCATGTACTACGAGAGAAGCACTAATAGATTTGTATCTTACGTTCTTGGTCGTCGATATTTTGAGGTTACTCCAAATCATTGCTTAGGTGATAAGGACTGGAAAGAAAGAACCATGTGGGAGCGGAGCATATGACTACGATTAAACAAGAGGTTAGCAAATCTGTGTTTGACCACTTAGAAACATTACTTGATGAAGCGGCTGAACAAGGTGCTGAAGGCACGATTGAGCACTTTAAGGCTGTTGCCTATGGAATCGGTGCTCAGATGGCAATTGTAAGTGACCCAGAACATATACCTGAGTTCATCGATACGGTGGTTTCTGAACTTGGACGTGGATTACAGGTAGGACTTCAGATTGCTCATGGTCTCAATGGTCGGTTAGATGTGCAGGTCCAAAGTGTACGCAGAGGCTAATTAATAATCAAGATTATTGCAATATAGGCAGGGGATGAAGAGTATGCCCAAAGATAGTTACCCTTTTCCAATCTACTCCGGTTTATTAGAGCCAGAACACTACAACAAAATAAGCACAGCGATATGGCTATTCCTTTGGTGTATCAGCTCCGTAACCAAAGATAAGGTAGATGAGGAGGGGGTATCTTGGGGCATTGTCCTTAGGAATAAGCCTATCAAGCTTGAAGATCTATCAGAACGGTTCGGAGTGGCTAAGAAGACAATTGCTAGATGGATTGATACGCTTGAAGATCATGGTTATATACGAGTCACTAGAGCACCGTATGGTCTCATTTTCACGGTTAGAAACTCTAAAAAATATCAAAATAAGGTGGACAAAAATGTCCACTCTAATAAAGATATTATAAAGATCTTGATAGATAGATTGATAGATGGATTAGATGACCATCGATTTACAAATGAGAGATGCGGGGTTCTAACAACCGTTTTGGCTTCCATGCCATTGAACGAAATACATCTCGATGAAAAATCCGTTTCCAAGCGGTTTAGTGAAATCGATCGTTATTACCTGAATCGGAAAAGCAAACTTACATCGTCACCCGCTGATTATGAGCCAATGATACAAATCGCTAAGATGGCTATCCCGATAGAATTCATTTTTTTTGGAATAGACCTTTCATTCGCTAGACATAGCAAACAGAAGCGCTGGGAATCAGACGAAATAAACCTTTTCTCTTATTGTCACAAGGTAATCGACGGAACATGGAATCGATTGCTGAGTGATATTAAAATAGCAAACTCCGAATCTTCCGGCTCGGTAAGGAAATACCCTGAGCGGAAACAAGGTACGACCAAACAACAGCGTGATTTGGATGGACTTGAAAGAATGCGAGAGGAGATACGGCGTGAACAAATTGCAGGTCATTGACCTCTTAGAGTTACTTAGACGTGCTTATCCTAGCATTGACACTAGCAAAGAAAGTGTCGATCATCACCACAAATACCTTAATGATTTCCCATTTGATACTGCTCGAGCGAATGTTGAACAACACATTCTTACAGGAAAGTGGCCACCAAACATTGCGGAGATCCGCGGCAGACAGGGTGAGCAACTGGAACGAAATCGGATGAGGGCTGAAACAGAGGCTTATTTAGCAAAGTTGGACTTGTGGAAGAGGGTAGCGGTACCACCGCCAACAGGGATGAGGGAGGAATTACATGCGAAGCTTGGCAGAACTAGAGAAGATTGATCCACCGAATAGCCAAGACGCTGAGATATCTGTACTAGGTGCTGTCTTGATCGATACTGCAGGTGAAGCCATGGAAGAAGCATCCTCGTTGCAACCTAAGTCATTTTTCAATGCAGCGCATCGGGACATCTTTGAATCCATGCTTGAGCTGTCTGAAGCAGGTGAGGCGATAGATATCGTCACTTTATCATCACACCTGAACGATCGAGGGAAGTTGGACACAGTTGGTGGGGTGAGTTACTTATCCCGTATGGCTCATTCTGTTCCTACCGCCGCTAATATTGAGCAGTACATATCGATCCTGCAGGATAAATACATGTTGCGTCAGCTGATCGAGGCAGCCCGGAAACAGTTCATCGATGCGGTTGAGAGCGGAGATGCACAGCAAGTGATCGCCAACATGCAAGTAGCTGCAGCTAAACTTTCAGATCAAGCAGCTCCTACACAAGAGTTCAAGCCAATTCGAGAAGTTATGATGGATGTCTACGACGGAATAGAACAACGATTCGCTAATAAGGACAACGGGACTGTAACGGGAATTCCAACAGGATTTAATGATCTGGATGCTATGACAGCTGGGTTCCATGATGGGGAATTAATCATTGTAGCGGCTCGGCCTTCCGTTGGGAAGACGGCATTCGCACTTAATATAGCTCAGAACGTTGCGATTAAAACGAAAGAGACCGTGGCATTATTCAGTCTAGAGATGTCGGGAAGGCAGCTAGGAGATCGAATGGTTAGTGCAGAGGGTAACCTGGACGCTAGCAAGATCAAGACAGGGAAATACGAGGACGGAGATTGGGAGCGAACAGCGAGTGCGGTTAGTGTTTTGGGTGAGACAAACATTTTCATAGATGACTCTCCAGTGTTGACCGTACATGAGATTCGTAATAAATGTCGCAGGTTGAAGAAAAAGCATGGACTTGGACTTATCGTTATCGATTACCTGCAGCTCATTGCTGGCTCCGGTAAACGTGGCGAGAACCGCCAACAGGAAGTGTCTGAAATCTCACGTACCCTCAAACAGATTGCTCGTGAACTTGAAGTACCTGTAGTAGCCTTGTCACAGCTAAGTCGGGGCGTGGAACAACGTCAGGACAAGCGTCCAATGATGAGCGACTTGCGTGAGTCAGGATCCATTGAGCAGGACGCGGATATCGTAGCCTTCTTGTATCGGGATGATTATTACAACCAGGACACAGAGAAGAAGAATATTATCGAGATCATCATCGCTAAGCAACGGAATGGTCCAGTAGGTACGGTCGAACTGGTCTTCCTGAAGAACTTTAATAAATTTGTGAATTACGAACGGGCGCATGACAGTCAGCCAAAACAACCAGATGTGAAGGATGTAAATAAACGCCGGTGGGCGAATTAGGGGGAACCAACATGAAACAAGGGACACGACCTACACGTCGGCAGAAGATAGAAATTAAAGGATATGGTTTGAACGCTGAGAACTGGCTTGTTGAGAGGGACACAACCGCTGAACTGGTAATTGTTCACCGCTCTTCAGGGAAGCTCAGAACATTACGGAGGGGTACATGATGGGTAAATTTTGGAGCTGTTGGTCTGTGTACGAGTACATGAAGCGCAGGTTCCTATGCACCGGACAAGTTCCAACTCATGATGAGCTGGAAACAGAATTTGAGGGGATTGATGCTTCGGTGTTACTTGAGGGGATTGCAGAATTTGAGTCTGTGATTTGTGATAGTAGAGGTGGGGTTCGGGATGTCGGTTGATCCGTTTTTTCAAGACATTCCGTGGGAATTGATCTATGACGATAAAGGGAAGCAGATCGGTGAGATATATATGATCCATGAGTGGATGCATCCAGGGCGGAAAGAGGGGAAGCCATATGATTCAGTTTACGGTGTACGGGGAGCCAGTCGCTCAAGGAAGACCACGAGCAACGACCGTAGGGGGATTCGTTAGAATGTATGACCCTGAAAAGTCCCGGGATTATAAAGATTATGTAAGATTGGCAGCCAGTGAACATGCACCGGCTGCTTTGCTTGAAGGGCCAGTAGGGATGATGCTAACTGTTTACCGATCCATGCCAAAGAGCTTCAGCAAGATGAAGGTAACGGAAGCAGAAGCAGGTCGATTGCAACCAACGTCTAAGCCAGATGTAGATAATTACCTTAAAGGTGTAAAGGATGCTCTCAAAGGAGTCATATGGAAGGATGACAGCCAAGTAGTTGAGGTGTTTGCTCAGAAGCGATACAGCGCTAGACCACGTATTGAGGTCAAGATTAAGGATTTATCTAAATTATAAATCAGGAGAGTGATGATAATGTTTATTAAAAATCATGCGAAGTTTACAGCAACAATGGGCAAGGGGATTAAAGTTGGAGATGCGGATGTTGAGATTAAGCTTATGTTGCCTTTAAAAGTTGTTCAGGAGAACTTTATGTTTTTGAGCACAAATCAAGGAGAAAAGATCAATGTAATCTTTGGTGATCCACAGGCTTCTATGGACTTCGGTGAAGATAATGAAGATATGTATAGAGTCTTTACTGGACGACGTGTGACTGCTGAAGCTTCGGGCATTGTCACACATGTAGAATCTCATAACGAAGACCCGAACCAAGGAAATCTATTTGTAGAAAACCCGGAGGAAGGAAATCAACCTGCTGAAGAAGGAAACAATACGGAACTTGAGGAGCAAACTGGTGAATCGTCGGATACTGATACGGATGTAAAAAGTCAGAATGAAGATGAAGGGAACCTTCAATCTGAGCTTCCGGATTGGATGCAGGAAGGCAATGGTTCCAATGGTGATAAGGAAATGGATTTCGAAGATCCATTAGGTCCGAATGGCGAGGATAAATACAACGATGGTGCTAAGGATGAGGGCGAATCAAACGAACAAAATAGTTCAGGGGCGGATCCGGCAGTAGTAATCGATAAAGATGAGTTAGAGAATTACATTCTAACCAATCGTCCAACCTTCGAAGACATCCCGTTCGATTTCCCATCGCTTCTGAAACAACGTAAAGAGGATGGTAAGACGTGGATGGATATTTCGAAGGAAACAGGAGTACCTAGTACTCAGATCAGCTCGAAGTATTCTGCTTATAAGAAGCGTGTAACACAAATGATGAAAGATGGTGGAGCAGCTTAGGCTGCTTCTTCCTTACATCGGAGGCATACGGATTCTGAGTGGGCAGGTTACGGCCTTTTGACCAAACGTATGATCTTATTTAGGGTAACAATTTGATAACTATTCTTGGGATGTATAACAGAATATCTAGGAATAACTCAATGTAGTTCCATTTTTGTTCAGACCGAGCTCTACCGTATTTCATCTAAGTCACCTCGCAGTTGGAAGTATTTAGTTTATTTTACCATGATTTGAATCTCGAAAGAAAGGACTGATAGAAATGAAAGACCAAATACAAGCGCAACTGGAAAAGCTGTGTTGATCCCAGGAGGACCATAGAATTGAAGTATAGGCACAAAGCAAAGACCCCCAATACCTGGCCGGGCTCGGGGTCAATCGGTAAATGTTACCTCTCATGAATTATAACACATGAGGGGATGAGGGGAATGGGAGCTCAACAATTATCATTCGATATCCACCGGATCGACGAGGAAGCCACTAGAGACGCTGTTGAAAAATATCTGCAGCAGGCTAGAGAATATATAGTTACAGAATATATCCCGGATGAACCAACTATGACGGCAGTATATAGCGACATGCCTCGAGGAAACACGGGTACCACAAGTGATCAGACTGGGAATATTGCGACTCGTAATGTAAATGAACCGGAGCGAAGACGGAGGCATATTGAGCGTGCGGAGAAAGCAATTGGTCGTCTTGGGGGAAGGCAACAAAAGCTTATACGTAATCGATACATGGATGATGACGATGTTTGGGATTATGATGTAGCCGAAAATTTAGGGTATAGCGATCGGCATTACCGTCGTATCAAGTCCGTAGCAATCTATCGTTTGGCAGGAATGCTTGGACTGGTCATGCTACAAGACGACTAGTAGAGAGAGTGTCCGCTTTTTGTCCGGTCTATGTCCGATCTTTGGACTTTTTACATGTTATATTTGTATTGTAGAAATAGGCGAGAATGACACGCACAGCTGCTTGAATGTAGCGCTAACTGGGGCGTAACTCTTCTCGCCTTTTCTATGCTTCAAGTAGTTTATAATTTCTATTGTTTTTATTTTAAATGATCTACCCCTGAGAGGAAATAGTGGATCATTTAATTCTTATCTTTTTTGTACTTCTCAAGGAATTTCCAAAACAACACTTTCACTTTGATTGCTTGATCTTCATCGGCAACTTTCATTTCATTAAGACGACCAAAAAATTGAAGAAGGTTAAATGCATTGTTGGAAGAAATTTCAGTGAACTTGTTAGAAAATTTATCGAATTCACGTTTGCCAATAATACTGATTATCTCTTGCTGAACTCTAAAAGCAAAAATGTCGTCAATTTTGGTATTGTGTGCAATTTTTATTACACTAATTACCCAAGTTAAATGAGCTTTAATGTCTTTAATTTCTTCTAAACTCCTAATAATTGGGTCTATTGATTTCCCGCGATGAACAATCGTTATTGGTTTATCCATAATTAACGTTGCGGAAGTACCATCAGTATTAACTAAATCAAACGTTGGGTAAAAACCTACAGTTCTAGATTTGTCTTCACTATTAACCAAAGTGAAACCATAACTAAGCTTTCCAATACCATCGATAGTCAATTCTTCATCTGAAATAAAGTCTAATTTCATACTAGAGTGACTGATTCTAGGTAATGTTAAATGGAATGTCGTATCAAGCTGTTCAAGCGCCCATAGAGCGGTGTAATAAAGAACATGGTTATCAATCGGTTTATAGGCAGCTGTTGCAAAACAGCGAACTATTCTATTCCCATCTTCAACTACTGTTCTTATTAATATTGGATCGTTTGGATTAACCTCTTTAAACCAATAATTAAAATTATAAAGTAGTAGTTCTAGATGTTCCTCGGAATCATCTAATAGATATTTTGCGTATTGGATCATTTTGATAGGCGTAAACAAATGTCCTATTGCTTCTGATGTAGTTGTAAAGGTATCTGTAACTCCATCTAGTCCAATAATGAGTTGGGTAGAACCATTTTCATCTGTTTCAGTACCGATAATAGTAACTTCACTGTTTTTTTTGGAGTAATCTTCTTTTGTCCATGTTACTCGGGGTATTAAAAGATCAAATATGTTTTTGATACCAGTGGTTTTCAAGTACTCATCAAGTCCCGCGTACTCTTCACCAGAAAAATTATCGAAAATAGCTTGTTCAAACTCTTGACCCTTATCGAGTAATTGAATGATTTCACTTTTTTTAACTCTAGTGTCTTTTAACAT